TGATTGCTGTACTGATAAAAATATATCTTGTTGATATTGATGGTGTCGTATTACCTTACCATTTTCATCTCTAATAATTGACCAATAACAATCAGCTACACAATTATTATATGCTTCTATTTCTGACAAGTCTATATAATAGTCAGCCATTTCATATACAAGTTCCATGCCAGGTCGGCTACATATAATAATTGTATCATTTTCTTTCTTATTTTCTAAACACCATTTTCGTATAACGCCATTCCAACTTAAGAGTTCATACCCAAATTCACCAGTAAAAATAAATACATATGTCATTTTGAGTTCTTATAGTCTTTAACAAGATTAATAATTCTAGTACGAACCGCATCAAATGAATATATTTCATTTACCTTCTCCCAAGCATATGTTATAGCATTATGATATGCAACTGGATCGGTTAGATATAAATTTAATTTTTCTTCTAACTTTTGAAAATCATTACCTGATGTTTCAGGAAATAATATTTTATGAGAGTCATTATTACCTCCAATATTTATTGTTCCTGTAATTGCACATTGGATACATTGATCTCCTGGATGTGGTTCTGGATCTAAATTAAAGAAGAATGCATGTGGTGTCCACATATCTAAGAAGTCTGACCATTGTTTCATTCTATTTCCTGTCCATTCTCGAGATACAGGTAGATTATATTTTTCTCCCATATACTTAGCAAATTGTTCAGTATTTCCTTGACGTTGAGGTCGATACCATATATTATATGAAAATATTGATAAATCTTTTTCTCCAGTATAAAATTTATCATTTAAGTATGTAGTATTAAATGGCTCAGGCATCCAATGCATTTGTTTTCCAGGTATACGATTCATAATATGATCATATCGTTCTACATCAGAATAACATCCTAATACAATATCACATTCTTTAAAATTATTATATAAAACTTCATCTTCAATAAACGTTTCTTGTGTTATTGAACATATAATTGCATTTGGATATTTTTTACGTATTGCCGAAACCGGTAATGGAGAATTTACACGTTGATGTGATAGAAAAATTAATTCTAAATCTATATCAGGAAATTCATCCATTGTCTTCATATAGTTATAATTTAAAAACCAACCATCAAATAATACTGGGTAGTTCCAAAATCCCATATAGCATTCATTTCCAATTGAATGTTCATGAACAAATGGTTCATCATTATCAAATCGATAAACCTTGCCTTTACGAGCATAGTATGGCTCCATACCACTTTTATCTGTTATCAATGCGAATTTCATTATATATTTTCTTTAAATGTTTCTATCATTAATACATTACTATCATTTATCATAACCAATGCTCCATTTTTACATTTAAATTTTGTAAATTGGCCTTGACGTATACTATCTACAATTATTCCATCATATGTACGTTTTATACCACCAATAAAATGATATATTTGAGTAACATATTTGTATCCTTCTTCTGCTATTGATGATTTTAAATCTATTGATTTCATGTTGTAACTCCTTTTAAATTTTTAAATATATTGTAAAGATGCATAGCAATATGATGAGGTTGCATTACTTCATCAAATTTATTCCTTGCATTATCAATAATATAATGATAATCTTTGTAATTTCCTAGTATCATATCAATTTTTTCTTTGAGATCTGAATAGTCATGTTTACATGCAATATATGTTACTTCATCCTCAAATATATTTGGAACTGTATCTACAAATCCCATATCCGGTTTGATTAATATTGCACCAAATTGAGCTGCATCTAAATCTCTAGGAGCCATCTCTCCATAACCAAATGGTGCAAGAATTATTTTTGCAGACGATATTCGATTATAATATTCTTGTTCAGATACTCGCTTGCCATTTTCTAGTTTTGCAGTTTTATAAAACGAATGATGGTGATTAAGAATATTCATCATTGGTGCTCTATGTTTATCATAATGTATACTTTGTAATTGGCTATGTTCATATACATCAACTCCTTGAGGATATTGAAACATTGCAGATACATCATATTGTTTATCTGGTATATTGTACCATTGAGGTTTTATTCCTGACCAATGAGTCATTAACCAATTTGTACCAGATAATACAATCCTATCAGAAAATTTATCAAAGTCAGTTAATTTATAATCTCCGGAGCCCCAATAATGACGGCCTAATACAGATCCTTGTTTATATAATGATCTATCCTTAAGTAGACTATTTTTTAATAATAACAATGCATTCGATTCTTTAAAGACTTCATAAGTTCCAATTAACGATGTAGAATCTTGTCCATCTAATATCATATAATCACCAGTAATATTTGATAAAAAGTTTAATCCTTTATCAACTGATTCTTCTAATGAAACCTTTTTATCAATAATACTTGCTTGAGCAACCCATGCATAATCATATGAATCTCCATTAGTAAATTCAATTCCAATTTCTTTTAAAATTTCATGTGCCCACAAGTATGGTCTATATGCACACTCATTTCGATGTATATTAGGTTCATATAACTTTATTTTAATCATAACTTATACTTACTATAAAACTCTTTCAATGAAATAAGATTTAATACATCTTTTCGATTATCAGATAAATACCAAAAATCTAAATCAAATGCATTAGTTGGTAAAGATATACATTTTTGAGTTCCTGGATGTATTATTCCTACTCCATGATCGGTATCAACTACTTCCATTTCATATGTATCTAGTTCACTACGTAATTTAGCCCATGCTTTCCAACAATCGCCATTCCATGCTCCTACACTAGTAGGTACTTGTTTACGTTGAACAATTTCCCATTGAGGATTCATATCATGACAAACAATTGTTCCTGTTGGTGTAATATGATTCAATGCATTTTTTATATCTTTATATACTTGATAATCATGATGAAGTCCATCAATAAAGATAATATCATATTTGATATCATGACCTTTAATTAAATCAAAAAATTCATCAGATGTTATAGGATAATTTACTTCTGGAGGTAATGCAACTTCTAATCCTGGATCTACGCCGTCTTTATGATCGGCTATTATTTGTCTAAAACATGATCCGTCATTAACTCCAATCTCTAAATAATTAGTATATTTAAATTTTTTTATTAAGTGATTGATTAAAGTAAATCTTTCTTCTTCCCAAAAGTACCCACGAGTCTTACATGAGTCTCGCCAAGCTTGGTATTCTAAAATTTCTTGAGCTTCTGTTTTCATATTGTATCATAAAATGCATTTTGTGTTTCCTGTCTACCAATATTCTTTGGATGATATAAACAATATGATTCATCGGCTGGAAGATTAGCAAATTTAGTATAACCTCTTAGTTGTTCATGTACAGGCTTTATCCAGTATATGTTTTCATCATTTCTATAGATTCTCATTTGCCAGTCCGGAAAATTAATCCATCCTTCATCACTTACTCTCCAACCCCATTTAGCAATATGATTTTCTGTAATGCCTGCTACTGTATTTACTCTTGGTACCCAATATGCTTCTGTTTCTGCATTTGCTTCTAAAATAAACGGCAAAGCTTCTAATAAATATTCATTTGGAAGCTCGTCTGCATCTATCTGGAATATCCAATCACCATCACAATTTTTATTCAAATTGTTTTTATATTGTGCAAAGTTTTTATTTAATGCACATTCAATAAGTTTATATTCATCAAATGGATTATTCTCAAAACTCTCACATACCTTCCAGACCTCTTTAGTTGCACTTGTATCCATCTGTACAACAACTTGATCTTCCTTTCTTTTGTGTTCAAATAGAAATGTTAATAATTTCTTTATTTCTTTGTGTTCATTACATACTGTAATTGCATAACTAATTTTCATCTTCTATATTTTTTTTAAAGTCGTAAAATGATTCCAATGCTGTTTCAAATTCATTTCCTTTAAATGTAACTGCATTATCTACATCTAATCTTGTTGTATGGTATTCGCCTTCTTTGCCTGGCACTGGATATTTTAATCTCTCATCTCCTACAATTGGTACTACCTTTGCGACACACCAATTATAATCTCCAGGTGCTTTACCTTGTCCTTCAATATACATCATTACACCTGACATTTGCATAAATGTTGGATACCATACTACTTCTAATTTATTATCAATTATCCGCATCTTTCTCATTAATGCTGTACAACCATTTTCATGTGCAATAAGTTCTTTTGAATTTTGCTTAAATGAAGATCTTGTTACATATCCTGATTCCATACACATTCTATGTTCCTCTCCTGTTTCAGTATCAGCCTCTACTATAACACATTTGTTTCTTGTTATTGGTGATATTTCATCATAATCAAGACTTAAACCTGATTCATTCTTTATAATTTCTACGTCGCTCATGAGTTAATCTTTTTTAGTTTTGGTAATTTAATTTTTGGTGTAGTTGCACCTACCTTTTTTAGTTTTGGTAATTTAACTTGCATTTGTTGAGGAACTAATCTCAATCCACTATCTACATATTTGCAAAATAATTCACCCATTTTCTTAAAACTAAAATTATCCTTAATATGTTGTGATTGTTTCCTACTAGTTTCAGTATATTTTTTATAATTAGTCATTACATCTTGTAATATTTTTGATGCATACGCATAATTAACTGTAAACCATTGAGACTCTTTTAGTATAAAGTTATCAGAAGCTGAAGCATGTACTGGAGTTAATTGTCCTGGTAACATGGTTCCATACTTTAAAAAGTCTTTATGTCCTGACCAATCTGAAGCTATTATAGGTTTTCCTGTCATTCCAAATTCTGCTAATGGTCTACCATATCCTTCACCTTTTGTAAATGAAATCATTGCCTTTACCTTTGGATGATTATATAATGAATTCATTTCTTCATCTAATAAATCTCCATGTAATAAATAAATATTTGGAGCTTTATCACCATATGGTTCAATAATTTGCTGAATTTTATCTATAATTACATCTCTATCAATAATTGAAAATGTTGCATGAGATGTCTTTAAGATTATTCCAGGCCTGTTCTTTAAAGATTTATTTTTAAATGATTCGCATAATGTTTTGATCATCATTCCTGTATCTTTTCTGTCTTGTCCTAAATCTCCTTTTAACCAATGGCCAACATATAAATAACAAAATGATTCTTTAATATTTGATAATTCTTTAGTTACCGTTTCATGGAGATTACTAGTTTTAAAATATGTATCAATATCAACTCCTTCAAATAATGTTTGAATAGGTGTAGTAAGTTTTAACTCTCCTACTTTTTCTTTTGATTTTTCATCATGTTTATCATATGTGCTATACGTAAAAGAATTTTTTGAATGTTCTGATGTTGTTAGAATTAAATCCATTTTATTACATCCTTCAAGAAATTCTGGAGATACTAACGTTGTTTCTATGCCAGCTGTTATTCCTATATTATATTTACCAGGTGCCTGAAATTCATTTGGTACTGATATTTGAATAAATACATCTGGTTGTCGTGATATATTTTGTTTTGCAATTCGAGATTGTATTGCTTGATGATCGGGATTATTTGATTCTAAAGCTGTCATTGGAGTTACGCCCCATGGTAATGATACAATATGAATATCATATTTATCTGCTTTTATTAAGTTTGTAACTAAATCTCTTGTATGGTTACCGTAACCTGATCTGGTTGCAACTGGTCCTTGTACTACTATATATGGTTTCATCATGATATAACTCCTGGTTTTTCTATTTGTTTAACTTGTTCTACTTTATATGATATAAATCGTTTTCTTGGTTGCCAATTTTTAAAACATTCATCAATACATTCGCTCATTCTTTTACTCATTCCTGCTGCAGACATATTTGATTCGTTTCCTAATACCCATTCTCTACCTGCCTCTCCATGTTCTTCTCGAGATTCTTTTGGCATATCATACCAATATTTTATTGCCTCTGAGACTTCTCTAAAGTTAACTCTATCATCAAATATATAAGGAGTCATTGGTGAACCTTGTAATGATCTATTACTTGGAAATACTGGTTTTACCCATTTACCATGATTTTTATATGTAGCATCATGATTTGTTGGAAAGTCGGTATCAAATTCTATCCAATCTCCATTTTCATCTTCAAATCTACAACCATCTTGCAAACCACCTGTTACATTATTAATAATAGGTGTCGCTGTATGCAATGATTCACACCATGAAATACCAAAACCTTCATTAGATGCAATATTCATTGTTATATCAGATAAGTTATAGTAATAATTTAATTGTTTTACATCAACTGCTTTATTTGAAAATAATACTTTGTGTTGTGGACAAAGTGCTTTTTTAACTGCTAATAAATCTGTACCGTTATCATCGGTAATTTGTGTATGCATTAGTAATACACATTTATCAGCTTTTTCTTTTGGCAATTGATCACAAAAATGTTTATATGCTAAAATAAGATCACCTGGTGCTTTTCTTCTAATATTCCTATTATTCCAAAATATTACAAAATCAGCATTGTTTTGTGATTTAAAATTAGTTTGGAATGTATTAAACTCCTCCCATTCATTAGATAATGGTGTTATTGGATAAAACATATTTCTATTTGCTCCATGAGGAACCCATTGAACTGCCCAATCTGGTTTTGGAAATTTTTGTAATACATTTTTTACAATATTTTGAGTTTGTCGTGATATGTTCATAATTAAATCACATGACTCATAAAATGGTTCATTCCAATGAGGATAAGGAAGATCATCCCATATGTTATAATACATAAGTGGCATTAATTGTCTTACTTCATGTTCCATTTGATATAACCATCCCCAAAATCTTGGATCTGTGAAGTGCATTATTGCATCTGGCTTTTCAATTTGTATCAATTCTTTTAATACTTGTGGATTACCATATCCTGAATGTGGATAGATTTTTACATAAGCATCTTTTACATTTGTTTGTTTTTGTACATCTTCACTAATATCAGCAATTTTTCCATGTTCTGGGTGTTTAACTGCTGCTCCTAACTGTACCCAATCATACTTATCAACAGTGCCCATTACAAATTCACGCGACATGGTTCCTATACCAGAATGCATCCTTAAGTCATCTGATAGTAATAAGATTTTCTTTTTCTTTTGTTTGTTGGGATCAACCTTTCTTAATTTTGGTAGTTTAATTTCCATAACTTTTTCTCCTTTATAACCGTTCTTTTAATTTAATATAAATATGCTTTTACAAGCTTTAACCTTTCATTTTTCTGAAAATAAATTTATCAATTGGCCAGAATATACAAGCTCCTACAAATTGAAATCCAATTACTGTTTCAAAATTTGACCAACCCCATATATCTGAAAACAGATACATACATGGCCATGATATAATTATTCCTAGTTGCCATTTGGCGTGATATGTTAAATATTTTTTCATGTTATTATTGTTACTGGTTTATTTAATTTTTTAGTTGCTTTAATTGCGCTCGTACTTCCATTAGAAGATGCGCCATTTGGTATAAATGCCATCATTACATTACAAGCCTTTGCTATCAACATATTTCTATGATGAAATTGAGATACATGATATACTTTATCATAATAATTATCTGACATTGCTGAATATAAATTTTTTGTTGTATGTGCTGGATTATACTCTTTATATTTAATTCCAAATTCTAATGCAAATTTTCTTACAAATTTATCAGCTCCATATTGAGCTCCTCCTGATAAAACAATTAATTTATCTCCAAATCTTTGTTTAAGTTGGAAAAGTGCATCTTTTATCTTACGTATATTTTCATATTCTCTACTACCTATCATAGCAACTTTCATAATTTAACTCGATCAGCTTTGGGACATAGATCAAACTGATCTTTGAATTCACACCATTTACAATGTTTATTATTCTTACCCGCAATTGCTGGATATGGTCTATTTATATAATCACCATCTTCTTTAAAACTTGAATCAACAAAACCTTTAATTGATGATGCTAATTTATTTCTAGTAGGCTTACCTGATGCAGGAGAAAATTCTGTTATTCGCTTTTGAGGAAACATTGCACCATCAATAAGTTTACGTTTAACTATCATATACTTAACATCAATCTTTTCTACATCAAACCCATATTGGTCTGCAAAATACTTTTTATATAGTACCAACTGAGATGTCTTTGTCTTATCTGCTTTTTGGTATTTATTCCATCCCATTGTAGACGTTTTAATATCTATAATAGTTATTTTACCATCACGTTTATCTCGTATTACAATATCTAAATATCCTAACATCATTACTTTATCATTTGTTTCATTGACAGGATGATAAATAGGAACTTCAATACCAATTAATTCTTCATTCTTTGGAGAAAAATATACACCACGTTTTTTCTTAAACCAATCTAATATTGCGATACCATCTGAATAAAATTCGTTTAGTTCTCTTGGAGTACTAAAATGCTTTCCTCCCATCTTTTCAACAGCTTCTTTATATAAAGAATGCATTTGATCGGACAAGTATTTGTTAAGATCAATTTTATTAGCCTTAGTTACAGATTCTTCATACATTACAGTTAAATAATTTTGTAATGTTTCATGGAATGCTGTACCAAATATTGTATGTATTGATTGACTAAAGGTTCTTAGTCCTTTTATATATGCTAATTCCCAATGCTTTGGACAACTTGAATACATTGAAAATTGAGAATATGATATTTTTCTATCGCCTTTGACAGGCTCTCTTTGGTTGTATTTTAAAAACTTATTCATATATAAATATAAGAAAAAATTCTCGTATTACCAAATTATTTACCCCATTTGTTTGCAGAAACTATCTGTGCAATAATTCCATATATTGATAAGTCTTGGAAGGTATCTTGTTCAGATTCTCCTACTTCATCTTTATGTCCTAATACAATTAATTGTTTTAATCTTTGTATTTTATCATTCATCCGAAACCATAATCCAGTTAATGATAATTTAACATCATCATGAGTTTCTAAATTTGTTCCTACTGATATATTACCTGGGCCATAGTTCTTTTGTTTTTTACAAAACATTTCATATTGTTCTTCCATTATCTTTTTAAACTCATTACATGTTGCTGGATAATGTTCTTCACAATAATTTATTGCATGATGTGATGTGGCAGTATTATCTACTTCCTGAAATTTTACTCTAGGTTGATCTTTAATTATGTTTTGTGTATTCATTTTTATATTCTTCTTTTGTTAAATTACGTTTTTTCTTTAGTACCTCTGGAGTTGAATACCAGGCTGGTAATGTGAATCTAGTTCCTTGTGTAACCTCATTAACTCCATGTGGAATATCTTTTCCACGAAAAGAAACTAACCGACCTGTTTTAGGTTTAATGATAGTATCATTTAATTCATGTCCTGGTAACCCAATATACGTTTCTCCTCCTTCATAATCATCATTCAAATAAATAATAGATGAATATTCTATATCCCAAACATCTTTATGTGTTCCTAATCCCGAACCGGATGGCATTAACACTACTTGTTGATAATCTGCTTCTACATAAGACGGCATAATAGTATCTAATTTAGCTATTAGTTCTTTTCTATATGGTAATAATTCAAGATGGGATTTCAAATGTAATATTTCAAGACTGGATTCTAGACCTGTATTTTGATGCTCCGTTTCGTGTTTCCTCCATTGATACATCCAAAAATCACAATCTTTTTCTGAAAAGAAATCATCAACTACTAATAAGTCGTACTGCATCATTTTAGTAATTTTTTTATTTCTTTTTCTGTTTTACCATATATCTTCATTGCATCTACTAAAGATTGTAATCCTTTATTAGTTAATATCAATATATCAATCATACCTTCTGCTTCTCGTTTACTGGTCTCATAATGATCTTTTACGAACGTTACAAGGTCTTTATTATACTTATCGGCCTTTTTACCTTTGATATACTTTGCTCTAACATTGGCCTCTGGTAAAATATCATAGTATAATTGGTATACATGTTTTTTACTCAGAGGTCCAATTGTATATTGCTGAAATACATCTACTATTTCTGTTATGTCCATATGCATAGATAACCACCTATTAATTATATATGGACTAAATGATTTTTGATCTGCTTCAGATAAATCTTCCCATGGCTTTTTCTTATGAGTTAAATAATTGATATGATCGAATATAGTAGCTGGCTTTTTCATATTACATCATTGGCATTTGTGGTTGTACTGGTTCTTCTTTTGGAATATCTGTAACAACACATTCTGTCGTTAACATTGTACCAGCTACTGATGCTGCTTTTTCTATTGCAATTCTTGTTACTTTAACTGGGTCAATAATACCTGATTTAAACATATCAACAACTTCACCTGTTCTTGCATTATATCCAATACCATCATGTTCACCAGTCATTTCAACTTCGTTCCAAATAACATCAGCATTAAGTCCTGCATTTTCCATAATAGTATTAAATGGAGATTTACAAGCTTCTTCAATAATTGCTGCACCTAATCGCTGATCTTCATTTTCGAAGAAAACATCATTTGCTTTATATCTTCTCAACATTGTTCCTCCTCCTGGGATAATACCTTCTTCAACGGCTGCTTTAGTTGCGTTAAGTGCATCATCAACTCTATCCTTCTTCTCCTTCATTTCAATCTCAGATCCAGCTCCTATTTTAATTACAGCAACACCTCCAGCTAATTTAGCTAGTCTTTCTTGTAATTTTTCTTTTTCATATTCAGAACTAGACTTTTCAATTTGATTTTTAATTGTTTCAATTCGAGCTTCAATTGACTCCTTTGTTCCAGAGCCATTAACAATAGTTGTATTATCTTTATCTACTACTATTTTTTCGGCTGTACCTAATAACTCTAAAGTAGCCTCCTCTAATTTATATCCAGCTGTTTCTGATATAACAGTACCTCCTGTTAGTATAGCAATATCTTCTAGCATATCTTTCTTCTTATCTCCAAATCCTGGAGCCTTTACTGCTGTAACTTTTAGGCTACCTCTAATTTTATTTACAACAAGAGTTGATAAAGCTTCTCCTTCAACTTCTTCTGCAATAATTAATACATCTTTTCCTGCCTGCATTGTTTGTTCAAGTATTGGTAATAACTCTTTCATGTTTGAAATTCGTTTATCAATAATTAAGATCAATACATCAGTCATAACTGCTTCCATTTTATTACTATCTGTAACAAAATATGGAGATAGGTATCCTCTATCAAATTGCATACCTTCAACTACTTCTAATATTGTATCTGCCGTCTTTCCTTCTTCAACAGTAATTACTCCATTTTGGCCTACTTTATCCATTGCTTCTGCAATAATTCCTCCAATTGATGCATCATTATTAGCTGATACAGTTGCAACCTGCGCAATTTCATCATTACCAGAAATAGGCTTTGCATTGTTGTTAAGATATTCTACAACATTAATAACTGTAGTATCAATTCCTCTTTTCAATTCAATTGGGTTTGCTCCATTAGCTATTTTCTTATATCCTTCTTTTAAGATAGCATGTGCTAATACTGTAGCCGTAGTTGTTCCATCACCTGCCATATCATTAGTTTTAGATGCAGCTTCTTTAACCATTTGAGCTCCGGCATTTTCAACTGGATCTTCTAATTCGATTTCTTTTGCTACAGTAACACCATCTTTTGTTATGATTGGTGTACCAAATTTGTTTTGTAATACTACAGTACGACCTTTAGGTCCTAATGTTGCTGATACTGCATTTGCTAACTGTTCAACTCCTCTTAAGAGTTCTGTTCTTGCGCTTCCGCCAAAATTTAATTTCTTTGCCATAATTTATTTCTTTTGAGATTTAGGTAAAAATTCACTATTAATATGCCCACAATCATCACATCTAAAAACTGGAATTGGGACTATTTGTTGTTTACCAGTTGGTGATACTAATGCAGATAATCTTTTAAACATAGAAGCTTGTCTAAATATTTTACCTCCACATTCTTCACAAATGATATCATCTAAATCAGATGCATCTATTTTCATTTCTGTTTTAGGTGGATTACCACCCATATCTATTACTTTACTCATAATATTTTTCTTTTATTTAATTTCATTAATTAGTTTGACCATAGTAGCCATTATATGTATTTCTTTATCAACTGCAAATGCATCTTGATATTGTGATTCTGCTAATATTAAAATGATACTTGCTATATGACCTGTTCCATAATCATCTATTTCATCAAATAAAAACTTATATAATGCTGTAAAATCTTTAACTTTACTATCATTTATTAATTGTCTTATATTCTGAAAGCAAGATTTCTTATCATTTTCATTTTTTAAGATTTCTAAAAGTTTAGTCATATAATTTGCTTGTACTAAACTTTGTTTATCTATTTCTAACTTACCATCAATAACTTGTCGTTGCGCTGAATTTAAGACTCTTCTAATATCAGGATATCCACTATTGATTAGAGTTGCAAGATCTGTCATTTCAAATGTTACTTCTTCATCTTTTAAAATTTCAACAATTCTTTTTGCAACCTCTTTTTTATTAGGAGGCGTAATACCAAATACCTGACATCTAGATTGTATTGGATCTATAATCTTTTCAACATAATTACATGTCAATATAAATCTTGTTGTCTTACTAAATGTCTCCATTAAATTTCTCAATGCAGCTTGTCCATTAGGAGTCATATAATCTGCTTCATCTAATATAACAATCTTCCATTTTTTAAAGCCAATTGTACTAGCATAGTTTTTAATCTTAGTACGAACTGTATCAACATTATTTTCATCAGATGCATTTATATACATAATATCTGCATCTACATTATTTGCAATAATTTTTGCTAATGTAGTTTTACCTGTTCCTGCTCCACCATAAAATAATAAATGAGGAACATCTCCACTCTTAATATATAACTGAACTTTGCTAATAACTGCTTCGTTACCTACATATCCATCTAGAGTACCTGGACGGAACTTTTCTACCCATAATGTATTTTCTTGATTTCCAAACATATTAATTAGCTTGTAATTGTACTAGGTAATAAGTAGATGAATAATCTTTACCTGTAAATGATACTCTTGCTAGTCCTGCACTTGATACTTCAATAAAACCAGTTTCAGCTTCTTTATTTGCAACTAATATTTCTTTAAATAGATTAGCCGAAAAACATGTTGCTTTAAGATCTACTTGTTCTCCTTCTGGAGTAGTAGGCCAAGTAATTCTATTTGTATTCAAAGTTGAATAATTTAATATCATATTGGTTCCCATTGCATCACTTTCAATTGCAAAGTTTTCTGTTTCTGGTAATGCATTTTTTGACTTAACAAATTTGTCTGCAAAATCTTTTGTCAATTTGATCTTAACATTAAAATCAGGTAATTGTTTCATTGCTGGAACTTGTCTAATCACAGATAAATCAGCTAACATAAATGTTACATTTGTTGTTTTATCTGATAAGTTAATTGAATATGCGGTTCCATCTGCATTATTGATTCGCATCTTAATATCATTATCTAATGCAGTTAATAATTTTGTTAATTGAGATGTTGCATATACTCCTAATGTCACATCTTCAACATCAAAATTATCCATTGATACTGATCCTACTACGTTTTGGTCATCTGTAATAAAATTACATTTTAGTTGTTTATCTTTAACATCTAACCTAACAGAATTTGCATTTCCTGCTAAATGATATTTATCGATAAACCCTGTTAATTGTTTCTTTTCCATTGTTTACTTTTTTTTATTATTCGAAAAATTGATTAAATACTTCATTGTTTACTAAGTCTCTTGTACTACCTCCAAACTTGTCATATAATTGTCTATTCTTATTATAGATATGAATTGCTTTGTCCGGGTCTTGGAACATTTCTTCCATGCTCATTAGTATTGCATAGAAATCCCTAGGAATTACTGTTTGTAATAATTCGTTATGACATTTTACTATTTCTTCTACTTGCCTAACTGTTTCATTAAATACAAATAAATTGTTTAATGTCATCTTCATTGTTACATCTCCTTTATAAGTTGATACTTCACCAAAAGTCATTCCTTCACAAACTGGATGTCCTAATGGATTAGGAACTAGGTCATCAGCATTATACGGAAGATTATCTCCTTTTGGAAAATATAAATCTGTAAAGGTCATTTTACTTAACTGAGGTGAATGTAGATGAGTTCCATATACAGGATATAAACCTGGTGAACTAGAATCTGTTGATACTTGTATTCTACCTCCATGATATTTGTTTAACATCTTTTGTAAGAAGCTTAACATAAAGAAATCTGAAATCTTTGAAATACCTAATACATGTATAAACTCATTTCTTACTTTTTCAAACTCTCTATTCTTAATCATTGGAACTAATGCTGACATAAACATTGTAACTCTTTTTTGAGCTCCTCCAATACACCAACCATTAAATTCAAAGTCTTTCATCTTTTGATACCATATCTCATACTCCTCAACATTATTACCTTGAATAACATTTAAGAATTTACATTTACCAGTCTGGTTATCATCAAAATATTTGAAGTTATCATAACTAATATCTAAACATTCATTAAACTTTCCATCATATTTAGCTCTAGGTGGAATATCTAAGTTAACTCCAATATCACAATTTGCTTCTAACCAATCAAATATTTTTACTTTAAATGATGGATCCCATTTAATTGCTCCTGTTGCTAACTGGAAACCTCCAGAATCACCCATTACTAGTACGTCATCTTCTAATCCATAACGTTGCCTTGCATCTGGCCATTTATAATGATGGCCTGCCGTTATTAGGAAGTATGGATGTCTCCATCTTTCTGGAAAGTCTTTATCATAAAATCTACATGATAAGCCTGGTTTAACTTCTTTATTCTTTTTAAAATCTCCTGCACACCCTCCTGCAGATAATGATGGGTAATAAATTAAATCTTTCATATTATTCTTTTCCGTAAGCTTCTTCAAACATTGCTAATTGTTTTTTTTCTAAATTCATTTTTTTATCTTCTTGCGCTAATAACACTTCACAATATTCCTTTTCATGCCAAATACATAATTCATGTTCATAATCATTTGCAATAATATATCCTTCCATTTGTCTACCTAAATCAGATCTATCTACAATATCTGGATGTCCATCTAGACTATACAAGCCATCTTCTATTGTTTCTAATGCATCTTTTATATTAAATGGCTTGTATAGTCTAGATGGATCTATAAATTCTGGAAAGCTTTTGAATCTTGGAAATACAAGGTCAGCTCCAAATGCAGTTGATTCAATTACAGTCCATGATACATAATCTTGTAACGATGTATTAAATTGAATTTTACAAGTTGCTAATTCTGTATAATATTCTTCTTTTGTTAAACCTGTCATTAATTTAAATCTAGGCTGTTCTTTTGATAAAGCTTCTAATGCATCTATTACTCCTGGTAACATTGATCTAAATGATTTACCTGAAGTAGTTACATGCCATTCATAATCTGGATGATTGGCTAAAAATGCTTCGGCTACTTTCATCATAAAGAAAGGATTCTTTTCTTTATCCAATCTAGATGAATATACAATTGTATTTTTCTTTTTATATGTTCCTGCAGGTAATGTTTCTAAAGTTGCTTGTTTATGAATTGGTAACGATACAACATGTATAGGAGCTTTAAATCCAGCTTCTCTCAATTCATGTTTATGTACAGAGCTACCAACAAAAATTCCAGTCAATCGTTTATCTAAACCTAATTCATAAGGTCTCATCCATTCCTTCATAGGCCAAGTAAAATCATATTCATCAACTGATTGCGCATGACACATAGTATATACCTTTATATCTTTATAGCCGTACAGGTCTAATGCATACCATATGGCTTCGACTCCTGGTGTCCAATAGTCTTGCAAGAATATTATATCACCATCCTTGACTTTGTCATTATACAGCATTTCTAAGAAGTTTTGGCATTGAGATAAACTATACTTTCCTCTACCAATTGCATCTAAAACTGCACCTACTTTAATTTCACAATCAGGATCAAAATCTCCTTCAACATCAATAAAGTTTAATGAATCTGAATATTTTTCAAATGTTTTAGGCATCCATTCTTTACATAATTGATATGTATACCTTGCTTTCAATGGCTCTAAGCCAAAGTAAAATAAATTTCTTTTCATATTATTATTCTTTTATTCTATCAAATTTATAATCATCTGGATTAATTTCCATCATATTACATTTTGTAATTTGATGTACTCTATACCAACCTGCATCTACAGATAATGTATCTGTATTTTTTAATTTTGCTACATGGGTATCTTGAATTCTATATATTATATGAGCTCTATTGAATATAGACATTGGAATTTTATCCATTGTCTTAGCATTTGCCTCTATCGTAACATATTGTTTAGTTTCTAGAATGCTATGTATTTCATCCCAATTACCATGAACACATGCCATTTCTATATATTCTATTGTAAAGTAAATATGTGGATATTCTTTATAATTTTTAGGAACAGCTCCTCTTACAAATACTGTTTCTATATCAGATAACCTACCTTCTACTTCTCTTCCATACCAATAACTTTTTCCGTACATAACCTTTTATTTTTTATTTATATTAATATAATAAATTTTTTGCAAACGACCAAATTATTTTCTAATTATTTTACTAAATCCTTATTTGGATTAACTACTTGATCTAATTTGTGAATATCTGACCATACTTTGTCAAATCTTCTATCTAGCGATGATGCTACTTCATCAAACCTTCGATACACATCATCAGCTATTTTTTCACTATCTCGAATTTGATCATTGAGATGTGATTGCAATCGATCTTCTAAATCGATCATTTCCATTCGTATCAGCTCCAGATCATTGACCCTTCTGCTCAACCTTATTACACCCGCAAACGCATACGCTAACGCACCCACTCCGATTGTACTTAAAACTGTTAAAATTGTTTCCATAATATTTCTCCTATTTTATTATTGGCCGAATGCAAAAAACTTACCTAAATTATTATTCTCAGGGATTCCTCCCCATTTCATTGCTCCATAGAAATCATTCAATTTGTTAGCAAATGCAGATGTAAATACTTTATTGTAATTAATATTATCTTGCACAAATTT